CAACTCCCATTACGTTCGCAGGCTCAACCGTCAGTATCACATCTGATACCATTCCAACTTACGATCAGGTAGGTTTTGAAGATGCTGCCGTAACGTTCACCGTGATTGGTGAGGTAATCAGCGTAGGTGGCATGGGCCGGACTTATGCCGACGTTTCGTATAAATCACTGGCACAGCGCGGCACTGTTCACAAAAAAGGTTCTTTCGATCAGCCTGAAATCCCGATTGAAATCGGCGTAAACCGAACAGACGCGGGCCAGGTTATCCTTGATTCTGCAAGTACATCGGATGCAAACCATGCGATTAAAATCGAGTACAGCAACGGGGAAATCGATTACTTTGAAACGTTAGTCTTCGGCGTTGTTACTGCTGGTGGTGATAGCGATACTATTCGATCCGTTACAGCCAGCATTAGAATCGACATTCAAGGCATTGTTGAGGTTGCGGCATAATGGATCTATCACTGCTAGTAGCTAACGACACAGCCGACTGCACGATTGTCGATCCCTATACCGGTAAAGACACTGACATTGTGATCACGGCATACGGCCCGTACTCGAAAGAGTACACGGCGGCATTTGTTGCAGAATCAAAACGGAAAGATTCCGATAATCTTGATTTGCTTGCTGATTTAACGGCCGGCTGGGTTAATGTGGATCTCGGCGGGAAGGCTTTGCCATTTAATCATGGCAATGCGCTGAAAGCCTACGGTATGGATAATAGTATCGTTAAGCAGCAATTAGAGGAGTTCATACTTAACAACAAGAATTTTTTGCCAAAGCGCTAGGCGACTTGTCTCTTTATGCGAATCAACTAGCGTGGCTGAATTCAAAGCCTGACAAAGATAAGAGGCCGAGAAGGGAAGTGCTTGACTATGATATGCCGGATATCGATTACTGCCGACATATTATGGAACTTGCGCTCGACTTTGGGCTGAAGCCGGAATGGGCAGAGCTACATGCCTGGAATGAGTTGACGCAATCAGCGTTGAACCGATTTGAATCAAAAGCCATTCATCTGATCAGTGTTATTTATCAAAACAAACACAGTGAGTATGACGGCAAAGACGTGCCCAGGCCCTTCATCGGCAACATCAAGCAAAGTGGCGAATCGATTAGAAGCGCACTGAGAGGTCGGTGACAAGCCGCGATAGGTCAGCAACACTGGCGACACAAGCAACGAATTGACAGGAGTATATCGAAAATGGATCTGGCGAATCTGGGTTTCCGAATTGATAGCTCCGGGTTGCGACGCGCCACCGGCGACCTTGATAGGTTAGATGGCCAGAGCCGCACAACTACGTCCTCGATTAAAAAGCTAGCCACGGGTTTTGTTGCCTTGGGTGCTGCGGCTGCAATAACAAGCACCATCAAAGGCTCAATCACTTCCTTTGCTGAGTTCGAGCGAGGATTGATCGGCGTTGGTAAGACCACCAACATTGCCGGAGCTGAGCTGGCCGATTTAGGGCAAAGTATCAGGGATCTTTCCCGTGATTTGCCTGTGTCATCTTCTAGGTTGCTGGAGATCGCACAAAGCGCGGGACAGGTTGGCGTGGATGGAGCGGCCAATATCCTCCGCTTCACGGATACGGTCGGAAAACTTGGCCTAGCTACAGATTTGTCTGGAGAGCAGGCAGCGACTTCTTTTGCGCGGATACTTACTGTTACCGGCACCGCAATCAGTGAAGTTGACCGGCTTGGCTCAACCATAGTACAGCTGGGTAATAATTTCGCGGCAACAGAATCAGAAATTGCAGGCGTAGCGACTCGCGTATCACAGTCCACCTCTCAGTTTGATGTCAGTGCGGCTCAAGTGCTGGGGATATCCACGGCATTGAAAGCAGTAGGCGTACAAGCAGAGTCCGGCGGCACACAGATCGGACTTTCCTTCCAGGCAATAAATGATGCAATCCGCAACGGCGGCGGAGAGCTAGCGCGATTGGAAAAAATTACCGGGCGTGCCGGTGACGCCTTGCGCGAAGACTTCTTCAACGGAAATTCAGCTAAAGTTTTCCAAGACTTTGTAAACGGCCTTGGCCAGATACAGCAATCTGGCGGAGATGTTTCAGCATCCTTGGAAGCGATGGGGTTAAAAGGTGTACGGGCAACTCAAGTTCTCGGGACACTAGCAACTCGTACCGATGTACTTGCCGACGCGCTGTCCCAAGCTAACAGCGAGTGGGACTCAAATATAGCGCTCAACAAAGAAGCGGCCATCGCTTCTGAGTCGTTCAGTGCTCAACTGCAATTGGTTAAAAACGCAGCCGACGAAGCCGCCTCAGCCGTGGGCTCGATTATCGCCCCTGCCGCTTTGGACGGCTTGGACTCGTTTCGTGATGCGTCGCTTGCCGTTGCTGATAATATTGAAACGGTGGCGGACGCGGCGGCAGTCGTCGCCATTGTTATTGGGGGAAGCCTTACCGGTGCTCTTACAAAGTCGGCAGCGGGGTGGGTGGCAAATACTGCGGCGGCGATACAAAACACAAACGCACAGGCGGCAGCTTCTGCTGCATTGTTGCGCAGAACAAGCTCAGAAAAGGCGGTGGCCTTGGCGTTAGTGAATACATCTCGGCTAGACGTTGTGGCCACGGCGAGGACCAATGCCCATACGTTCGCGATTACCGCTCTGTCAGCCGCACGCCAAAGAGCGGCCGTTGCCGCAGGAGCACACGCAGCAGCCACCGCAACAGCAACCCGCGCCATAACGTTTGGAACGGTGGCCGCAAGGGGTCTTACGGGCGCATTGGCGCTACTCGGCGGGCCTATTGGCATCCTCACGATAGCAGCGAGTGCCGCTTTTGTTTTCAGGGAAGCGCTGTTTGGAGCTGGCAAAGGAACGGAAGAGCTTACAAAGGACACTAAAGCGCTTGTCACTGAGCTTGGCAAAGCTACTGCGGCACAAAAAAATCTCATTAATGTTCAGTTTCAGAAAAGCATTGAGGAACAGAAGACCGCAATCGTTGAGTCGGAATCGGCGATATCATTAAGCGCCCAAAGTATCAAATTCTGGTCTGCCAACCAGGCTGAGGGAGAGGGGGTAGTTAAAGAACTCCGTCAAGAAATTGAAAAAGAAAAACTTTCAATCGACAACGCTAAAAGCTCAATAGAGGCGATCACGGAGCGGCAAACTGAGTTCTGGAAAGAGGTAGATAAGTCAGGCGAAAAGGTTGATGACTTGACGACTTCAACCGACGCGGGTACCAAATCTACAGACACTGCCTCCGCCGCCGTAACAAAGATCATCTCAGCGCTACAGGACGAAACCCTACAGTTAACGCTCACCGACGCGCAGCTTCTTCGACATGATCTTGCATCACAGGGCGCGTCGGTGTCACAAATTGTTCTCGCTGGGAGCATCCTCAAAACCAATGAAGGGCTTAGAGAACAGGCGGCGAATCAGGCAAACCTAGTAAGCGGTGCGGAGCGATTTGCCGAATCAATCAAAACTCCGACCCAGCTATTCGATGAGCAGATTGTAAGGCTTAACGAATGGCGTTCTACAATTGATGAGACTACCGGCAAGGCGTTGATTAGCCTTGCGCAATATCGCGCTGGCGTTGAACAAGCGGGAGACGAACTTGCCGACTTAACCAAAAAGCAGGATAAAAACGAAGAGTCATTACTCGGCATGAAGGAAGCCGCGCAGGACTGGGGTCGTTCGTTTGCTGATCAATTAGTTGAAGGCGGCCTGAACTTTGAGAAATTCGCCAACGGCATATTAAAACAATTGCAGAAAATCGCACTTGAGAAAGCATTTGCGCCAGTGTTTGGCGCATTTGGTGAGGGGCTAGGGTCGATTGCCCAGGGCATATTTTCATCTGGGTCCGGTTCATCAATCGGCACCGGCAATTCGCCATTCTTCGATAACACCGTTGGGCCTCTACCTAGCGCTGACGGCGGCGGCTTCACTGGCAGCGGCTCAAGAAGCGGCGGCGTCGATGGTATAGGCGGGTTCCCTGCAATACTGCATCCAAACGAAACAATTATAGATCACACTAAGGGCCAGCAAAGCAGCAGCAGCTCGGTTAACATTGTAGTTAACGTCGATGCATCAGGATCAAATGCAACCGGCGATCAAGACGGCAAGCAGATTGGCGACATGATCGGAGTTGCAGTAAGATCGGTGCTGATTGATGAAAGCCGACCGGGTGGCTTATTGTCTGGGTAAAAGGAGTATTGTCATGACCACGTTCACGTTTTCGCCAAAGTACGGCGCAGCATTATCAAAGGAACCGAGAGTCAAGATGGCTCAATTCGGTGACGGCTATCAGCAAAGAGTCGGTGACGGCATTAATACAATCGCCCGCGAGTGGTCATTGAATTTCGAGGGTACGAAGTCTGATATAGACGCTATTGATTTGTTTCTCACGACCGAGGGCGGCATTACATCATTTAACTGGACGCCTCCATCCGGCGCTTCCGGCAGATGGCTGTGCCGAAACTGGAGTCCATCTATTAATGAGTTTGATAACTGGACTTTGAGTGCAACTTTCGAGGAGATGCATGGTGAATAGCTTATGATTACCGCCGACCTTCAAAAACTAGCACCTGGCAGCATCATTGATTTGTACGAACTGGACGCAACCAATATCGGCAGCTCCCTATTTAGATGGGTGCCAGAAGTTAACGAGCTGAATAATGACATTGTTTGGCAAGGCAATACCTATACCCGATTCCCGATTGAAGCGAGCGGTTTTGCTCGCAGGGGCAAGGGAACGCAGCCAAGGCCAACGATTAAAATGTCAAATATCGGCGGGCTGGTCGGGGTGTTAGTACGCGACTTTGAAGACATGGTGGGTGCTAAGTTCACACGCCGCAGAACGTTTGTTAAATACCTGGACGCGGCTAATTTCAGCGGAGGAAACGCGCAAGCCGACCCGAACGTCGCGCTGCCTGACGAGATATGGTTCGTCGATCGCAAAGCGTCAGAAGATGGCATCTTTATTTCGTTTGAACTAGCTTCGGCAATGGATCTGACTAACGTCAAAATACCAAAGCGGCAAGTGACTCAGAACGTCTGTGCATGGCAATACCGGAGCGGCGAGTGTGGATATACCGGCGGGGCGGTGGCTGATATAACAGACAATCCCACGAGCGATATAAGCAAGGACGTTTGTGGGCATCGAGTCGCATCGTGTAAACTGAGATTCGGGGCAAACTCGCCCTTACCATTCGGCGGATTTTCTGGCAGTTCTACATAAATGACTATTCAAAACGACATTTTAGAGCATGCTAAAGAATGCTATCCGCGCGAATGCTGCGGCCTGATTGTCATTGTCAAAGGCCGCCGTCGGTATAAGCCGTGCAGGAACATAGCGACCGGCTTACAGTTTGCAATCCATCCCGAGGATTATGCCGACGCAGAAGACGCGGGCGTGATAGATACCGTGGTTCATAGCCACCCTAATTTGTCTCCATTGCCCAGCCCTGCTGATCTTGTTGGTTGCGAGCAGTCGGGTTTGAAGTGGCTAATAATTTCATACCCAACTGGCAACATTCACGAGTTCAAGCCGAGTGGTTATATAATGCCGTTGTATGGCCGGACGTTTCAGCACCGATCTGTAGATTGCTATTCCTTTATCCGCGACTATTACAAGCAAGAATTGGACATTGAGATACCTGATTATGACCGCCAAGACAACTGGTGGTTGAATGGCGAAAACCTGTACCTCGATAACTTTAAGTCTGCAGGGTTTCATACTGTCAGTGAATTGCAGGCTGGAGATGTGATCTTAATGCAAGTCGGCAGCAAAGTTCCGAATCATGGCGCTGTGTACCTCGGTAATAACAGAATTGGCCATCACCAGACGAACCGGCTATCATCGATTGATATTTATGGCGGGTCTCACATGAAAGCGACTACTCATATAGTGAGATATGGAGCATGAAGACTTTGCTGTTATACGGTTTTCTAGGACAGCAGTTTGGCCGTGTCCATCAGTACGATGTATCGACACCCGCCGAAGCTGTCAAAGCTCTTAGCGTGACGCTAAAGGGCTTTAAACAGGCGCTGATTGATGGCGGCTCTTATAAAATCCTGATCGGCG